AAGTTGCTGAAATGAAAGTGAAAGTTGAGCAAGCCGATACTACGGGAAAGCTCAACGCCCAGGCGATCGATCAGATATCGAAGAACCTGGCCGAGATGTCTCAGACAGCACGGGACAGCGATCAGAAGCTACAAACTCTGATCGAGCTGATGATTCAACAGGCAAGCAAAAACTAGCATACGATCCACAAAATCCGAATCTGTTCTGCGATCTCAGAGAGTGGAATAAACTAAAGCTAGTTAACCCGCCGGCAAAACGCCACCAGGTCGCAATGGAATGGTTGAGATTCAATCATCAACAGTGCGGCTATGGAGCGATGATCTACGTTAGAAACTCAATGCCCAGAGTATTAGGTACAGCACATCAAGTCGATGTGGATGTGCTCACATGGGAGCTTGTCCAACCGCAAGCTGAAAAAACGCAAGCGATTAAAAAGAAAAGGCGCATATGACGTTAATGATCTTCATGCTGATTATGTTGGATGCTGGTGGTAACAAAACTGGGGTCGAGCTTGCATTTCAAGAATTGACTAGCTGCCTAGAGTATCGTGATGCACTAGTTATGCAGTCTACCCACATTCATAACTATGTAGTCGGTCGCAAAACCAATAAGTTTGACGCATACTGCGAGGTGAGGCTCATTCCTCAAAGCGAAGCTGGGAAAGGCCAATACATTTTTAGAGATCCAGTTATTAAGAGAGAAGATGACTGACATACCTCCATTTCCTAATAGCGTAAACGCTGTTCAACAAGTGCCAAAACATCAGGTGCAAAAGGTTGAAACAGAAAGACTGCAATCAAGAGAAACCAACGCCAAACAAGAGCTTGTTACGACTTTGTACGACGCAAAAATTTACACCTATAAAAATGGTGAGTTGAGTCAGACTTATCCAAAAGCCACTGGCCAACACATTACGGTCACAGTATGAAAGCTAAAATGGTCATGATCCTAGTGGTGGGACTGGTGAGTCTACTGGGTGTGATAGTGATCGGGGATTTTTATATCGCCATCTCAGAGAGTAGACCACCCGATGAAAGCGTAATACGCTTGTTGGAACATTCAATTATAGGAATCGTATCATTGTGCGCTGGTTACATCGCTGGGAAAGATAATGAGTCCTAAAAAATTAGAGCCGAAATCCCGTTACGCAGAATACGATGCGGACGGTGATGGGGTGGTAAGCGATCAAGAAATATCGCGTCATCAGGAGATGGTACAGCTTGAACTCCAAGAAGAAAAAGCCGACTCTCAAAGAAAAATGGCCTGGGTTGCTGTTATCAGTATGTGTGTTTTCGCTCTTTTGCCTCTTGCTCCTTTTATCCCAGACAGTCGCTTGGACACCTTAGCTGCCCTCAGTGATATGTTGTTCTTGAGTCAGGCATCAATTGTGGGATTGTATTTCGGCGCCAGTGCCTACATGGCTAAGAAGCCTTGAGCTGGCAGATTAGTGCTGGGCTCGGAATCGTCCTGGCACTCACGCTCGGTGGTTTCAAACTCTACTACGACAAAGCAGAAGCAGAAAAAGAAAACTTGTTGGTCCAGGTTCGACAAGCTCAAGCCAATACTGAGCTACTCGAAAAGACTGTGGCAAAACAAAACCAAGATCTGTTGGATCAACAAAAGAGAACCGAAGAAGTGATGCAACGGGTCACTGACCTTTCTCAAGAACACGCCAAGGCTGTAGAAGAGGTCAACGAGATCAGAAAAAAGTTCGCCAAACACAACTTGGATGTGCTTTCATTGCGAAAACCAAAGCTCATTGAGAAGATAATTAACAATGGCACCAAAGGCGTCTTGCAAAACTTGGAAGTTATTACCGATCCTGCTAGTTCTTAGCGGTTGTTCTCTGTTACCATCTCAAACGGATTCTCCCAAAGTCCAAGCAGTCGAAGTGGTTACGGTCGCTAAAAACCCCGTGAGGTATCATCCTCCACTCCCAAATGCCGTAGCCACTTTGCCTGTTGAGTGGACTGTTCTTACCCCCGAGACAATGTCAGAATACCTTGAAGATTTACGCGAAGGTAACGCACCCACAAACGCTTTTTACGGATTGACCACTAAGGGATATGAAAACCTTTCTCAAAATATGGCAGAGGTTACTAGATACATTCGACAGGTTTTATCCATCATTGAGTATTACCGCCGTGTCGATTCAGAACAGGAGCAAGAAAATGAGAACGAGTGAAGAGGGAGTCGCACTTATAAAAAAATTTGAAGGTTGTGAGCTGAGCAGCTACCAGTGTTCTGCCGGTGTACTTACGATCGGTTACGGACACACGTTAGGTGTCCAAGATGGAGACACCTGTACACAAGAAGAAGCCGAGAGCATGCTGAAAGATGACTTGGGTGTTTTTGAAGAGGCAGTCGATCGGTTGGTTAATGTAGACCTAGAGCAAAACCAATTCGATTCTTTGGTTGCATGGACGTTTAATCTCGGTGAAGGCAACCTCAAAGAGTCTACCCTCTTGAAGGTTTTGAACGAAGGAAACTACAGCGGAGTACCAGAACAAATTAAAAGATGGAATCGAGCCGGCGGTGAGGTTCTTGATGGTTTGATCAGACGCCGAGAAGCAGAAGCACTATTGTTCGAGGGCAAGCCCTGGGAACATGTCTGAGGTAGCACTCAAAGATTTTGACATACTCTCTGATGCCGATAAGGCAGAGGCGATGGCCCTGCTCAATCGGTATAATGCTCTCGAGAAACAAGAAGATTGTCAGGAAGATTTCATATCTTTTGTGAAAAGCCAGTGGCCTGATTTTGTAGAGGGCAGACACCACCGCATCATCGGTGAGAAGTTCAATAAGATCGCGCAGGGCAAACTAAAAAGACTCATCGTATGTTTGCCCCCCAGGCACACCAAGTCAGAGTTTGCTAGTACCTACTTCCCAGCCTGGATGATGGGGCTCCGAGGCAATCTCAAGATAATTCAGACTACTCACACGGCTGAGCTGGCTGTACGGTTTGGCCGTCGAGTCAGAAACATTATTGACTCCGATGAATACCAAGAGGTTTTTCCGAAACTCAAGTTAGAAGCAGATAACAAGTCAGCCGGTCGCTGGACTACAAACCAAGGCGGTGAATCTTTCTACGCTGGTGTAGGTGGTGCTATCACTGGTCGAGGTGCTGATCTTCTAATTATCGATGACCCAGTCTCTGAGCAAGATGCGTTGAGTCCTACCGCTATGGATTCTATATACGATTGGTATACATCCGGTCCTCGACAACGTCTTCAGCCTGGAGGCATCATTGTCATAGTCATGACACGATGGAGTACCAAAGACTTGGTCGGCAAGGTACTCAAAAAGCAGGGCGACGATTATGCAGATCAGTGGGATGTCGTAGAGTTTCCTGCCATCATGCCAGAGTCTGATGAGCCACTCTGGCCAGAGTTCTGGAAGAAAGACGAGCTGCTCGGCGTGAAAGCGTCTCTACCTATCGGCAAATGGAATAGCCAGTGGATGCAAAACCCCACGGCCGAGGAAGGCTCAATCGTCAAGAGAGAGTGGTGGAGAGTATGGGAGGATGATGACATACCGCCATATTCTTATGTGATTCAATCATACGATACGGCTTTTAGTAAGAAAGAAACCGCTGACTATTCCGCAATCACCACCTGGGCAATCTTTCAGCCGCAAACTGACGGGCCTGAACAAATAATTTTGTTGGATGCTCAAAGGGTGCGTTTGGATTTTCCTGATCTGAAAAAAATGGCCTGGGAAGAATACAAATACTGGCAACCAGATTGTGTCTTGATCGAGGCGAAAGCGTCAGGCACTCCGCTTACTCACGAGCTGAGAAGAATGGGTATTCCGGTAACAGCTTACACGCCATCTCGCGGTCAGGACAAAATCGCTAGAATGAATTCGGTAGCACCTATATTTGAAAGTGGTATGGTATGGGCTCCAGATAGACCATTTGCGGAGGAAGTGGTCGAAGAAATGGCATCATTCCCATACGGGGATCACGATGACTATTGCGACTCCTCCACGATGGCGCTGATGAGATTCAGACAGGGTGGCTTTGTTAGTCTGAACGATGACTACCCAGAAGAGGTACAACTGATGAACCACAACAGGACGGTATTTTACTAATGGCTGTAGAGAAAAGACCTCCAGGCACTGAGGACATCCCACCCGATGTGGCAATCACGGGCAACTCGCTAGAGGTCGATGTTGAGCCGACCAGAGCGGACCAGTTAAGAGAGGCCGTAGAAATACTGGTTACTGAAGAGAATATTCTAGTCGATGATGAAATAGATGAAGTAGCCCAGGCGCCCGTCACTGATTTTAACGCGAACCTGGTGCAGTTTATCGACAAGACAGATTTAGGTCGCTTGGCTAATGATGTTATCTCTTCTATTAAAGGAGACAAAGAGTCTCGATCTGAGTGGGAAAAAACTTACGTTGATGGATTGAAATATCTGGGAATGAAGTTTGATGACACCAGGAGCCAACCTTTTGAGGGCTCCACTGGTGTAATTCATCCGATCCTAGCTGAAGCAGTCACACAGTTTCAGGCTCAAGCTTACAAAGAATTGTTGCCACCGAAAGGTCCAGTTAAGACAGAAATCGTAGGCAATCGCACACCAGAGATTGAGAACCAAGCAGAACGGGTCCAAGAGTTCATGAATTTTTATCTCATGAACGTGATGGAAGAATACGATCCCGAGCTTGATATGTTGTTGTTTTATCTGCCACTGGCCGGCAGTGCATTCAAGAAAGTTTATTACGACACCACGATGAATCGGGCGCTCTGTAAATTCATTGCCCCCGAAGATTTAATTGTTCCATACGAAAGCACAGATTTATTCAGCGCGGAGCGTGTCACTCATGTATTAAACATGAGTAAGAATGAAATCAAAAAGCAGCAGCTCTCTGGTTTCTACGCCGATGTGGAGCTGAAAGGAGAGAATTATTCTCTTGATCGCGACGATATAGAAGAGCAGATTGATGACATAGAGGGGCTCAAGCCTGGATACAAGGAGAGTCGAGATCATGTAGTTTACGAAGTGCATACGATTCTGGACCTACCAGGTTTTGAGGACAAAGACGAAGCTGGCCAGATAACAGGCTTGAAGCTGCCTTACATAGTCACGATCGATGAGACCACAAACCAGGTCTTATCCATCAGGAGAAACTATCAAGAAGCAGATCCTCAGAAAAACAAGATAAATTATTTCGTTCAATACAAGTTTTTACCTGGGCTAGGATTCTATGGTCTAGGCTTGAGCCACATGATAGGTGGCTTGGCGAAAGCTTCTACCTCAATCCTCAGACAACTTATAGATGCAGGAACTCTGGCTAACTTGCCGGCTGGATTCAAAGCCCGAGGCATGAGAATCAGAGACGAGTCTGAGCCTTTGCAACCTGGTGAGTTCCGAGATATCGATACGACTGGTTCATCTCTGCGAGAGAACCTGATCCCGCTACCAATCAAAGAGCCATCAAACGTGCTCATGCAATTGCTTGGTTTGCTGGTACAAAGTGGCCAACGCTTCGCCTCAATTGCAGATATGCAGATTGGTGACATGAACCAAGCGATGCCTGTCGGAACGACAGTGGCACTCTTGGAGCGTGGCACCAAGGTAATGTCTGCTATACATAAGCGACTGCACTATTCTCAAAGAGTAGAGTTTCAGTTGCTGGCTAAAGTATTCTCCGAATATCTGCCGCCGATGTATCCGTACTCTACCGGCACCGGCATGCAAGAGGTCTTGAATCAAGATTTCGACGGCCGAGTAGATGTGGTTCCTGTAAGTGATCCCAACATCTTCAGCCAAAGCCAGCGTATTACGATGGCTCAAGAACTGTTGACGATGGTCCAAAGTAATCCAGAGATACA